CTTCTTGCAGAGACTCGCCGCTTTCTGCTTGCCGCACTTACGGCATAGCTGAGGCAAGGAATCAGTACTCATCGACTGGGTCGAATAATTCGCGGATTTTATCGAGGACGGGGTCTGTCAGCTCGAGGGCATAGAGCTCGATGGACGCCTTGGAAACCCCGAGAGCGTCGAAGAATTGTTGAACCGTGGATTCGTCTTGAAGCAGCTTCTCGCACTCTTCCTTGTTGAATTCAAGGTTTCCTTGCGCAGTAGCAACGATCATGCGAGACGACTCAATCGTACCGACGGTTTCGTCTCCAAGAGCTTCAAGTTCCTCCAACAAATCACCAATTTCAGCAGGCATTTTCATATTGTAGTTATCGCGTGCGATTTCAAGAACGTAAAGATTTTCTTTCGAACCCAGATGTTTTTGGGTTGCAAGATACTCAGACAGCCCTGAGAATCTACAACGAGTGGTGCGTACGCCACTCTGCGAATCCACGCCCAAAGTTTCTTGAAGTTGACCGCAGCGCATCAAGAATGGATCCGCTGTGGCATTCGCACGTAGGTCCTGTTCAATTCACGCGAGAGCTTGATGTTCCCTGCATCAACGTGTTTCAAAAGCCGTCGTGGAGGCTGACTCAGATGGGAATCATCGCCTGCCGCCAGGACAAGTTCATCATTGCCCACAACACCCTTCAGCAGCTCGATTATTTCCCTGAGCGCGGTGACAAGGTTGTATGGAACGGGTACCGCTATGTGATCCTCAACGTGGTAATCGATCCGGAAGCTTACTGGCAACAGACGCAGCAGTGGATGGGTTTAACTGTTGAATGCGTCGTTCCTCCTGAAGGTGATTCGACTCCAGTCATCGACGCTAAGACGCTGACTCCAAGCGAGAAATCTACGGCGTTCCAAAAGCTTAGCCAACATCGCGAGGCCTAATGCTTGGAAATGCCATAGACGACGCGGTCTACGCTTCGATAACTGCAAAGCTCAACGAAATGAGCGACGCGGAACGCCAGAAGGTTTCCAACGCCATATACACCTGGCTGAGCACGGAGACCAGGAAGCTTCCGACGGCAGATATTCCTTCCAAACTCGAGGCGTGGCGCGGACGAATTGACAGGATGTGCAAGGAACTGGTATTTAAGATAGACGGCCAGAAGTTTGAAATATCTGCTTCGGGCGACGCGGATTTGACCCTGATCGGTCTTACCCGCGGAACGGACTGGTTTGTTGGCCATCCCGATCTCGCGCGCCTCGTAGTGGAGACAGTATTTAGCTCATAATTTAAACAAAATGAAATCGAATGTAACAGCCCGAATCGAAGAAGCTCTGAAGACTGTGGACCTCAAAAAGCCCGCCACCGTTACGGAAGCTGCACGCCGAATCATTGAGTCTCCTGTTGATCTGAGCGCTGGAAACTCGGTTGCCGTCATTGACGACCCGACGTTCCCTGCGTCTGGACAGGTTGGAAAGGTCCGCGGTAAATCCGCGAAAGGTGAGGGTTTTGTTGACGTTGAACTCGCCAACGGTACCGTTATGCCCCTCCAAGCTGACTTGCTGATCAAGCTTTAATCGCATGATCCGAACATGCCATCTATCGTCACAGCGGACGCCGTAATCAAACCCGATGGACTCGGAGGCTCTCTCCGATGGCATGAACTCGCTTTGCAGCGGTGGCTACACCGCTGCTTTTTAGTCTCCTCAGGTTACCCAGTTCCTGTGATCTTCTCCAACCCAATGGATGCGTTCGCTCAGTTCAGCATCCTGTGGAGAGACAAGGACAACCCATTCAGCTACTTGCTTGAGCTCAAGGACGAGCACGGTCGCCCGCGGTATCAGCCGTACCCTGCTCCGCCGCTCTATCCTCTGCTTTCAGTTCATCGCCTTGGTTGGCGCCCACGCGCCTCTCAGAGCTGGGGAGTCCGCGTTCACAGGAACGTCGGGTGGCTGACCATAAGCGACAACGCCAAAAAGCAGGATCTCGCGAACGTTGCGCAGGTCAGGATGCCGTCTGCCTGGGACTTCCGCTTCCAGATTGACCACTTCTGCATGAACCCGAGTACGCAGTCGAACTTCATCACATCGCTGATGCAGGCGTTCAGCTACTTTGGAGGACAGCCTCAGACGTGGATCGACGCAGTTTACCCGGGTCACTGGGGGCACCAAACGCTCCACATGGTTATGGATGGAGATATTCAGTCCGTGACTCCAGAAGTTGCGCCTGAAGGAGAAGTCACCCAGTTTCGTACGAGCTTCAGCGTAACGGTTGAAGGTTACTGCCCAGAAATCAACTACGCTGTCGTGCCTTCCCTTTGGACCCTCGTAGCTGAGAGTAAAGCGGTGGCACCTGACGCTCTCACAAAGATTTTTTCAACTGACGACTTGAGGCCTGACGATGGCAACGACGATTTAAACTCGCGGCCAAACATCCCGCCTAAGCTGTAGATAAGGCCGATAACAAGAGAACAGAATTTTTATGGCAACGATTCACGCATCAACTTTTCCCGGTGTCTACTCAAAAGTCACCGACCAAAGCTTCGTTACTGAAACCACCAGCCGCTATCACCCTGGGTTGATCGGCGTTGCTGAAAAAGGTCCGTTTGACGTTCCGACCGCGGTCCGCTCAAAACGCGACTACTTGAAGACGTTCGGCAAATCCATTCCGAACCGCTACATGGCGCACTATGGCGCAGTTCTCGGTGACTTGTCCGATGGCCTTACGGTTGTCCGCGTCGGAAATCGCTACAAGACGGTTGCGACCGGTGGTTCTGGCGAAGCTGGAAGCCACACCGTCCACGTCGGCTCGAAAGCGGTGCTGTTCAGCGTCAACGAATTCGTCCGCGTCTCTCAGCCTGGCAAGAAGACCTCCGTCAACATGCAGATCGCCCAGATCTCTGGAGGAAACCTCTTGCTCAGCACTCAGGATGCTGCGCTTGCTGACACGTACCATGGCGCTGTGGTTGATTCTGCTGAAGTTTCTGGCGCAGCCAACGAAGCTGAAGCGTTTCTCGACACTTACACATACGACTCTCCGATTACGTCGCTTGGAACGATCGTGGGTCGCAAGAACGAGTACAAGCTCACAGTTACCGCGGATGCCTCTGCCGCGTTGCACGTTGGCGACCTGATCAAGATCGAGCAAGAAGGCCGCATCACGACCTCTGAAATTCGCGTCAAGGACGTCGGCCCGTTGGTCAGCGGTTTGGCTACCATCACTTTTGACACATCGAACGATGCGGAGTACGGCTACCAAGCTGTGGCGCTCCAGGACTCTTATCTGGATCCTTCGCTCTACGACAATGCCATCCCGGCTGCCACCATCTCGAAGGTGGCGAAGAACGCTGACGGATCTCCTGTCACACGGACGGCCATTCCGCTTATTGCGTCATCCGCTGGTGAGTGGGCGAACTCGGACGGTGTGAAGACTGGCCTTGTGGTTCAAGTGAGCCCTGGGTCAAAACCGGGCACCAAGAAGCTGCTCGTCTACGAGAACTCTGGCCTTGTTGAGACCATCGACAACTTGTCTCTGGTCCAGAGTGACGATAACTTCTACAACAAGCGCATCCAAGGTTCCTCGTACATCGCCATCCCGGCTGGTTACACTGTAGCGGTTCATCCTGCTAACACAGTCAACCCCTGGAACACCGCGGTGGCCACGACAGTCAACTTTGCAGCGTTCAATGGTGGATTCAACGGTGACTCTCCGAGCATCCAAGACTTCATCGGCACCATTAACCCCGCAGACGACTCTCCGACTGGGTTGCAGTGCTTCGATGACGAAAACTTGGACGTGGACGCCATCGCTGCTCCTGACGTCCCTGAGTTGTTCGCTGAGAACGACGTCGCGATCCTTCAGGAAATCGCTCGCGTGGGCCGCAAGGTCTACGCCAACGGCTTCGCTGACATTCCTCGCGGTTTGAACGCTCGCAACGCGATCGACTATCACAACGGCGCAGGTTTCTACGCCTCTCGCGGCCGCATCGACAACTACTCGCTGTCGACCTGCTGGAACTGGATCCAGATCGCTGACTCTTACAACGGAAACCTCGTGTGGGTTCCTCCCTCTCTTGGTTTCATGCGCTGCCAAGCTGCTACATTCGATGGCTTCAAGCCCTGGTTTGCTGCTGCTGGTGAAGTTCGCGGTATCATCCCCGAAGCTCTCGCGGTTGAGTTCGAGCGCGTGTCTTCTGACACTAAGTCGGCGATGTACGGCGACGGAAACAGCGTGAACCCGATCTTGCTTCAACGCGGGCGCATCATGGTCTATGGCGATCGCACGATGCAGCGCGCCGAAAGCAAACTGACGGCCACTCACAGCGTCTGCTTGACGAACAACATGCTCAAGAATATGGGCCTGATTGCTCGCAAGTTTGTGTTCGATCCGAACGATCCGACCCTGCTTTCTTCGCTGAACCTGTCCATGACAGCGTTCCTCGAAACGGTGAAAGACGGCCGTGGCGTGGAAGAGTACCTGCTGGTCCTCGATACCACAAACAACACTGCCGACACCCGAAACAAGCGCGAAGTCATCGTGGACTTCTCCTACATCCCGGTTGATGCAGCGGAACGCATTTACATCAACGCTACTGTTCGTGAGAGTGGCGCGACCCTTAACAAAATCGTTTAATACTCAAACTTATGACAATGCTATACAAAAACCTGTGGGGTACGGCGAACCAAGGTTTCGACCAACAGCGCGCCGATTTGTTCGAGGTCGAGATTATCTTGCCTGCGGCCTGCGGTGGTGTGTCAGCGTGGAATAACCATGTCAAATTTGCGGTCCAGAAGTTTCCCTTCCCCGACCGCAAGAGCGACACGATTCCAGTCAAATACATGAATCAGACGAACCACGTGCTTGGAGCTGACGCTCCCACTGGTCCGATCGAAATTCCTGTGCGGTACGCGTTCAACCAGGAAACCCATCGCCGGTTGGAGATGTGGAAGTGCCTGTGCTCGAACCCTCGCTCTGGTGGCGTGGCGCTGACAAGCTTTGCGAAAGCGATGGGAGAATTCCGCTGGTTGATTCCAGACATGCGGGCTCAGCAGAACTTCGATGAGAAGATGGCCTTCATCAAAGGCCAGGAATACACCTTGGAAGGAATCCTGATCACTGGATTGAAACCTGGTGGCGCCGACATGGCCGCAACAGGCGACGCCTCGCTGGTCAACCTTGAGTTCACACTTCAGGTCGACCGCTACTATCCGAAGGACTTGGACAATATGGTCTTTTCCTCGAACGTTGGAAACAGACCGTAAGTCGGGTTGGGGATTGGTTGCTACGAACTGGCCGCACGTAACGTGCGGCCAGTCTCGTTTTCAGATTAGATGACCACCACGCCAAGGTAGCTTTGAGCCGCCTCGTGGTTGCAACTGCCAGTGACGTCCACAACCATTGGAGGGACGCCAAAGGTCAGCACCGTGACCCGCGCGCCAACCACTGACAGCGCCTGAAGCCCCTTCGGGAAGACGACTGCCCGCTTGCCGCTGGCGTCACGCAGATCAAGGATCGAGTTGTCCTTGCGGTTGTTGGTCACATTGAATCCTGAGTGGTTCAGAGTGACGATGTTGTACCTCGAGCGGAGTTCCTGAGTAATGCGGTCAAGCATATGCTGAGAAACATCGCACATGACGTGCGCGTCAGACGAGGTTGTGATTGTGACGACCCCATTGTCAATCACGATAGACTTGATGTCTTGCGTGTTGATCGCCACCGGGGTGGGACCGCCGTTAAGAAGCACGTATGTCGGTTTCATAGTTTCAATTGTCGTAAATCCTGGTCAGCAGTCCTCCCTCAACGGGAATCGACCGCCCAGCCGGAAGCGACTTCCGGGTGTATCCTGCAGTTCTCTGATAAATCTCGGCTTTCGCGCGGCCGCCTCGCTTCAGCTTTCCGAGCCTCACAGTAATCTCATTGAGGACGCAGCGGTCGAAGATCAGGTGGCTGAGCACCATTCCAACAAACCAGACTGCGGGCAAAATGCAAACCCACCGAAGTGGGCTATGCGTGGCAATGAGGAGTCCGCTGACAAAGGCTAATGGCCCGTAAATGAGAGCCCCTGTCTTGTTGAATCGGCGGTTTATTTGTATGATCCGCTGAACTCGATCAGGTTGCAGCTCGAACGCAATTTTTGCACGTCTAAATTTGGAGCTCGCAAAACTGCGCCATCGGGATACAACACCATGGCACCATCGGGTGCAAACGTTACCTTGCTGGCTCCCTTGAGGGCCACCAGCGACGTTGTTGACGGTGACACTGGCAGGCTCGACCGCTGGCTGCTGCTGGGAGGCGCTGCCACCATCTCCAAAGGGGACGGTTCCGGTTTCTCCGCACTGGGTTGAGACGGGGCTGTCGGGGACTGAATTTGCGCTTCCCGCAGCGGCGCCACTGGAGGCAACGTCGACACAGACGCAGACCCCGCTTGAGTCGGAGGGACTCCCATGACTTGGGCGAACTTGGCCGGAAGGGCCAGATTCAGGGATTGAAGGTGCTTCAAGAAAGTGGCTTCGGTACCAGAGCTTGACGCTGAGCAGAGGCCTTCTGAGGCCATGGTCTCGACGACGACTTTCTTCGAGGGACGGCTGGCAATCGCCAGTGCGGTCTCGACTTTGGTCAAGACGCCCTGAGCTTGCTCCGCCGACAGACAGGCAATTTTCGATTTTTTGATCATATGTTTGTTTAGCTGCGAACAGCATAAGTTTCATCAGCACTATAGCATGCGAATAAAACTTTGTAAACATTTATTTGAAAGAATTATTGGCAGCCCGCAGTACACCGAAGAACAGTTCTAATTCGAATATGGCTCTAAAGACCAATCTGACAAGCCTCACGCCAGCGCGTGAGAAATTCAAACGCGAGATCACTTTACTCTCGCATGGCTACGCTGCTCCTCAGTCTTTTCCTGACGGCAAAATCACGGTCTACCCATGGGACCCTGAGACTGATGACTGGATTGTTGACCGCATTCGCCGCTCTGGCGGAAGCTCGAATTTTATGTGGGATCTCTGCGCTCGACAGTGCGATTTGAAAGGCTGTCCAATCGACCGCTTTGTTGTAGGCGACGTCAACACCGTGATCTTGGTTTCACGCGGCATCATGAACCGCAACGTCGTTCAGATCTCTCCAAAATGCCCGATGTGCGGCAAGCAGGCGACCGAAGAAATCAAGGTTCCTGACAACCTGTCAAAGATTGGTGAAAAATCAGCAGACTATCCAGGTTACGACACCATCACTCTTCCTGACTGCAAAGACGCAGTCAAGATTCGTCCGCTCGTCGTCGGCGACATGAAGAAGATCGATGGCCGCCCTGAAGATGACAAGCTGATCCTTCCTGACCGCCTGCTGAAAATCCTCGTTCCTGTCGTCGAAGTTAACGACACAACGCCTGATACGTTTAGTGAGCTTCAGAGCTGGTACGACGCTCTCCACCCGATCGACAAACAAGAGCTGCAAGACAAGGAAGACGAGCTTTACCCTCATCTCGACCAGAACCTCAGCGTCCAGTGCGACAACCCGGACTGCAAGCACATCTTCCAGCACATTCTAACATTCAACGAAAAGTTTTTTCGCTAACGCGGCTCTCATCGGTCAGGAAGACTACTACCGTGAGATGGCAGAAGCCGCATATATTGGGCGTGGTTTGACGATTGACCTTACCAGAATTCCGAGCTGGGCGATCGACGTCATCATGAAACACCAGGAACGAATTTCAAAAGAGCTGAAAACCCTAGAGGGAACTAAGCAATGAGCACAAACAGCAACTACGGGATATGGGACGCAAACTCATGGTACAGCCGGTCGTACTATGCGGCTAACGAGGACGTCCACGAGGGGTTCAAGCTTGGCATCACAACGCTGCTGAACCAGCTTGACTTCCACTCGTCGCGCCTTCCAGACGTGCTGACTCACACCCTCTTCTGCTGGGACACCGGACGAAAGTCCAATAAGCCACGCGATCCGAAGCCAAAAGAGTACGACGAAGGGATTGTCACCATCCGCGAGATCCTGACCAAGCTCTTTAACTCTGCCCACGCCATTCCTCCTTGCCACGAAGCAGATGACGCCGTTGCCACCGCAGCACTTCGCCAGAAGACTGGAAATGTGTACGTCATTTCCGGGGATAAGGACCTGCACGCCCTTATCGGCGACAACTGCTACTATTACTGCCTGAACAACCGGGCAGTCCTTTCCAGGAACTTCGTCCTATCGAAGTGGGGCATCAAGCGGCCATCTCAGGTCCCGCTCGCCTTGGCCATTATCGGCGACCACAGCGACGGAATCACAGGAATCAGAGGGTGGGGACCTGCTAAAGCCAAGGCATTGTTTGAGAATGTCACCGAGGACATGAGTTTCAGCCAGGCCCTAGACAAGATAGACTCGATGATCCCGGATGCGAAGAAGGATGAATTCTACACATCCTTGAATGCCACGATGCTAGATCCAGAGGTTCCCGGCGTCCCGGAGCCAGCACCGTTGAGATTTACGGATGAACCGATCCTTGAGGAGCTGGGCTTTCCTACTGTCCAGACATACTATGACCAGGTGAAGCTCCAATACGAAGACCGAGCGACGGATTCTGCCCCAGGAAAGTTCGACGAAGCGGAGTATTAAAACGGAGGCTCGCTGTTCGGATCATTCGGGCCCTCATCCTCAATATCCCGCCTGAGGTCATCAAGGTCCTGCCGAAGCCGCCGCATTCCAGGTTCAGAGATCAGCAGCTGTCGGGCTGTCTTTGCCACCTCGTCAGCCACAGAGACTAGGTTAGCGTTCAGCAGATACTTCTTGTCCCAGAGAGTGTTTCCAGAGTTTCCAGGGTCGATATTGCTGATGCGGACGGTGAACTTGCTGCTGTGATCAAGCGCCCAAGCGTTTTCCTTTGCATCCGGTGTGTTGCGATCGAATTGGATGTGGTTTAAGATCTCGACCGATTGAACGAATCCCTGGCTAGTGCGGTGGGTTAGCGACTTTCTGGTCTCGCGAGGAAGCTTCTCATAGGAGTAATCCGTAAGCCTCGCCAACAAGAGCTGGCGAAGCTTACGAGTGACTGCGTGACCAATCACAGATTCAATTAGACGCCTTGATTTCATTTCAGTTTGCTGAAAGAGCGGCGTCTCAGCTCCTCGTTGTCGGGATACTCGCGCCGTTTTGTCTGCGGTTTCGGAGCAGGACGATCTTCAGCGCTGAGGTAATCGGCGTAGTTGTCAGGGTCGTAGTTTTTGACGAGCCGCAGAATGTTCTGCTTCGTCCCAGAAAACTCGTACACCGGCCAACCGCCTCCAGGGCCGTTTTTCTTGATAAGACGCGCAGTGCACCCGTACTTTGACGCCCAATCAACGGTGTTAGCATGAACATCTCCTCTCTTTGTATCTTCAGGCTCAACGGCGATGTCCAGCTGAACAGAAATGACTTCAGATGAGTTCGATTTCACGCCGAGGCGTGTCGATAAGCCACCGAGGTTCTGTTGAGTCTGAGGTCCCTCTTCAAGCAAGCTGGCGACGACAGCCTCAGCGACCTTTTCCTTCGATGGTTTTTTCTTGAGGTGAGGGTTCTGGCAGATACACCCGATGTCGCTTGCCACGCCGTGTCGCGTCCACTCGGCTGGTGAAACTTCACGCCCGTTGACCTTCATAGATGTCATACCCCCGCACGATTTGCAAAATGTTTGTTTCATAAGTTATCCTCGCATCCTGCGCATTATGATGCTGTTTTGGAGAATTTTGTCGTCGCTTCCACGCCTGACTGAATAATGCTTCCCGTCAAGATCAACGGCAAACAGGCCCCCTGGAAGGGTGAAAAACACCGTTTGCTCTGGAAGGTCGACGTAGCTTTCGCGATTGTGGCGGCTGTATCCGCCGTTCCACTCAGACGCGAGAACTTTAATTGGGTTTGGAACAACCACGGCGTACCCGACAGGGAGCTCGTCCCAGGAAAACCCGTCGTTTCCGATTCCTGGATTGTCTCTGCGCTGCAGAAACTTTCGGTTGTCAGCCGGTCTTTTGTAGGCGGCTGAAACGCGGGCTCCTTCAGCCTCGTCGCGCAAGTCAAGCCCTTCGACAACAAGCTGCTCAATAATCTGCTTTGATTTCATATCTTATGGTTGGCCGTCAGACGGAGCCCGACCGCCAGTTGGATCTTGAGGGTCAAGCTCGTAAGCAAGCTTGTACCAGTACATTTCGCAGGTTGACGGACCCCATTCAGCAAACGGAGAAAGGCATCCGCTACGAGGATCTGGGTCTTCGATCATGGCGATGGCAATTCCGTCATTTTTGCCCTCTTCACCTTCTTCTTCAACCTCTGCGTTAGCGAATGCACCTTTGATGCTCTTGTCATCCGGAATGACGTAGATGGAGTGGCCTGTAAAGCCTTGAGATTCGACCTGTTCGATCGTTCCGTGGACGTCCTTGAATCCTGGAGTGAGCCCGTCAGCGTACTGAGTGAGGACTATCCGCTGACCTTCTTTAAGACCCTTGAATTGCTCAGGAGTCAGACCACCGTTGGCCATTACATCTTGAACATTGTCTGCTTTCGGTGGTTCGTTCTCGCCGAGAAGTTTCTCGACGAGCTGCTCAGCCTTCTTTTCGTTTTGTTTCATACGAATAATATAGCACAGATTCAAAAATCTGTAAACACTTACATGCTCAAGATCGGAAGCGGACCGCCAGCCGGTCGGTCAGCCGTGCGAGTCACGGAGAAGTCAAGAAGGGCGCCACCGGAAGCGTTGCCAGACAGGCGAACTTGAGGATAGCTCGAGGTGACCACGCATGGAACAGTTTGACCAGCGATAAGGGTGCTGGTGTTTCCAACGTCGACCCAGGCAGTCCCGTTAAACTCTTGCCAGCGATAGTTGACGGTGTTAGTTCCGGCGTTTCTCAGGGTGACCAGAGCGGAAACTTGACCTTGTTGGAGCATCGAAAAGAGGACAGCATCGACCTCTCCCACTACGGCGGTGTCAGACACGAAAATTTTCATGCCTTAAATACCCGAGGTCTTAGATTCCGGCTTCGCGCTCGATCTTTCGAATATGAGCTTCGCCTGGAAGGACAGCGGAAATCGAGCCCCAGTCTTCGCCGTCATTCTTGTAAAAGTAGCCGGATTTAGCTTTTCCGCGCTTTAAAAGACCACGCATTCTTCCGTTCGCGTGGCTGTCGCCATGAGGGCGATACTCGCTATTGCTCATCTTACCGACGATCTCAAGCTCAAAGATGTCAGGCTTCGAATCGAGAGGAATTGGCTGGCCGTTTGAGAACGTGGCGGGCTTGTACTCTCCAGGATAGAAGTCATCCTCTGGAAACGGAGACCCGAACCCGCAGTTGAACCCTGTTGGTCGTATCCCTCTTTTTTGAAGAGTCCTTTTGCCGCACAAGAGAGTCTTGCCGTACTCTCGAGTGCCGTCCCAGACTCCGCTCACAGGATAGCCGATAGTGGCAGTGAGCGCCTCGTAAGCAGCAAGGTGGGTTCCAACGTGAAGTCCGGTGGCGCCTCCCCTGAGATCTCCACTTGCAGTCCCATGCCAGTACGCCTCGATGAGGCTCTCGCATTGCTTCGAATCCACCCCCGCCATAATAGCGTTGGCAAACCAACCAATCATGGTTCCTTCATCTGAAGGAATGGAGGGGTTCTTTTTGATGCAGCTGCAGAATTCTTTTGCCCACACAACGGCGTCTGTCGTTTGGGGTATTGGCTTTCCGTCTTGGCCAACAAGCTGCTCAATTGCCTGCTTCGCGTTCACGGCTAACTAGCATCTGATACTCCACGACCAGACAGGCGAGAAATCGTCAGACTTGTTGATGCCCACATAGGTCTTGCGGGCGATGAGAGTTTCGTTTCCAGAGAAGAGTCCCATTTCCTTAATGAGATAGCCGTTGGCTTCACCAGCCCCAATTGAAAACTCCACGCGGGAAACGAATGGGCGCGGCCAGTCAACGCCGTCGATCTCCTTGAGATAAACCTCCTGGCCTTCGACGAACGAAATCGGGCTTTCAAGACCGACATCAGTGACTTTCGGGGCGGTTGTTCCAGTACCGACGCCGAATTTGGCGCAGACGTAGTCAGATGTCGGATTCTTGCCACCAAACAGGTAACTGAGCATCTGGCGGCCTTGGTCGACAAACAGGTTGGATCCAAGCACTATCTCTCCGTCACGCACATCCCAGCCTCGGCGAGAGGTGGAGCAGCGCGAATCTAGGAGCCAGCCAAATTTGATTGCTTTTTCAAGCGGAACGTTCTTCCCGTTGGAAGAGTCAACGAGTCGCATCGTAACAAAGCCTTTGATATTCATGTCGTGATAACTATCGATCTCAGTTTATGTTCGTTGCCAATGCGAAACTTTCATTGTTTACATTTCAGCGCTTGTGCTGTACATTGACAGTATGAAGAACTCCTTGATGTTATCAGTCTTGCTAGCGCTGTTGTGCGGGTGCACCATTGCCCCTGTCAGGTACCCTCCTTCGTCATTTCAGCCCACATCCGAGGGAAAGACTAGCCCTCCTTTCATGCGCGGAGATCTCGTGGTCCTGAAGACTCAAGAGGTCAATTACCCTGGAAGTGCGCGCGGCCAGGTGGTCTGTGGCTACTGGGATCCGATGTTTTGCACTTGGCGGTATCAGGTAAAATTTCCGAGAGGAGCGTGGGGAGACTTCTACCCATACTTTGCGGGAATCCGTCAGTCGTACTACTACGAAAACTACTACGACTTCGACGTCTGGGTTTGTGGATACGAGCTTCTTCGCGTTGACGAGCCGCGAGCGGTTACTTTTCCGTTGAGTAGGTAAAGTATGCCAGGTCGACTAATATGCGTTACGGGAGCCCAAAACGCTGGTGGAGCAGTTTTTACCGGCAAGCCAGGAGCTCCAGAATTTGGTGGAGGAGAGGCAGTCACAAACACCTGCACGGCGTCCTGTCCTGCAGCAGCCGGTCAAGGACCTGGAGGATACGGGCTTCACCCTGTCGATGCGTTAGGAAACCGGATGGCGATGGACTCGACTCCACTGCTTCCATTCTGCAGCCAAATTGTGAGATACAACACCGATGCTGTTGCGCTGGTTGGAACGATGACGTCGTGCGGTCATGCGATGACCCAAGCAGGAATGAACGGGTGCGCGACAAGCGCCACCTAGATCATCATGTCTTTGATGCTCGATTTAAGCTCGGCCATCTCTCGATTCTTTCTCTGAATTGCCTGATTTCCAAGAGCTGAAGGACCAGCAGCAAGGTTCTTGGCATAGTCGTTAACAGCCGCTCCAGCCGCCCCCATCGCGGCCCCTGTATTTTCAGCCGCATGACACATTCCATCGGCGCACCTGATGTAGCCTTGAATCTTTCCAAGGTCAATGTTCATATGGTGCTGAAACCTTGCCAGACATTTCTTAAAACGGTCCAATCGCAATGCCGCGTGACTGTCAATCTGATCGCACAGATGGGCGTACGCTTTGTTGAGCTCTCCTCTTAGCTGGTCAATTCCAAGAAGGTTGTCCATGTCTGCGTAAGGAAGATTCAGGAATGGGCAGCTGTTTCTAAGGTCGTTGTAAAGCGTAAGATCGATGTTGGAAACAGGAATAAGGTTCGCAGGGTTCGGCACCAGCGTCTTGAGGTCAGCCGCTTGCTCAATGAGGTCAGCCATCCGCTGCATCGACTCAACGCGGCGGTTCATGCGGTCAATAAGACCAAGCTGGTGCTTTTGAAGCGAATCTAAGACACGACAAGCGCTCATATTCCAACAGTTTCGTCAAAGATCTTTGTTTTTGCAGCGGCCGTCTTGATGTAGATCTTGAGACGGACAGACGCCTCAGGGATCATGTCGATCAGCTTGAGAATCAAGTTAATAAGCTCCTGAATGTGGTCCCCTAGCCACTTTAGGACGTTCGGAAGATCCGGAAGCTTGATAGTGGGGATTGCCGGTATCCACGCCCCTAAGCTAAACGTAGGGATCGGGATGGTCACCGAAATGATCAGGTTCAAACCGTTTGCTTCAATCATCTGGGTCATACAAAAGTAAATCCTGTAGCAGGGTCTATGGTTAAGGTGTGTGCTCCAGCTTGAATTATGATTGGAACTGGAGTAGGGCCAGATTTTATCGTGACTCCGGCCGGAGTGGTCTGGACAGTCAGCTGTGATCCTAGCGCTGATCCTACCGTAAATCCAGCGGTGTCAAAATTGATGGAGTTGCACATGAACGTAACGCTGCTCAGCCCCGTGTTATCCACGGTGATAGAAGCACCGGGAAGCCCGGTGGTTAATGGCGCGGCGTAAAGCACTACCTTCTGACCGTCAACGCTCACGTACGACCCAGTAGACGCAGAGATCGCTCCAGC